GGTTGAACGGTAAGGTTTTGCCCATCTTCCGTAATCAAATCCACATTGTTAGGCACCGGAATGCCCGTTTGCGTATTAATGGTAAATCCGGGTTCCGCCAAATTGCTGGTATTGTATATGTCATACGAATCAGGGCGGGCGTTCAACACAGGAACTGGGTCTTGTGTAGTCAAAATAGGTTTCAACTGAGCCTGTGGCTTGTCATAGCATTTATCGCAAACCAAAAATCGCAGGTTCTGCAACTGCGGGCCACGGAAATCAAATTGCCATTTCAATGTTTTGTGTAAAAAAATGAACGAACACCTGTCGCATCTTCCCCATGCGGACGGAGCATTTGGATTTACATACGCATGTCCATGAGGCCTATACGCCATAATTAACCTCATAACAAAAACGTTTTCCGCCTACAGTTTTCCTATGTCTTTTTCCCAAACACAATTCAATTAAAGCACTTTTTGCTACATTATAAAATTTTGCCGCTTCACTAGCAGATGCATAAATTTTTTCATCGTCCAAACAAATGACTTTTTTTGCTGAAGCTGCCGGACCTTTAATTGCATGTTCTTTCCATTTATGAAAATTTTTATATGCAGCTTCTTTCAATTTTTGACGGGTTTCTTGAGTATGCGATTTGCCCAACCTGTAGGTGTTTCCTGCATGTGTTTCTCTAATTTTTTGTTTAGCTTCCTCAGACATAATTCCACCAAGACGACCGCCCCCGCCGCAAGTTGAATTATATTCTGGCCGCAACTCAGAAATAACTTTTATTTCTAATTTTTTAGCGTCTTCCAAAGAATCCGCAAAATCCGCCTCATAAACATCAAACCCGTCAGGACCATATTTGCGAATTGCTTTGTAAAAAACACCCTCATTATGCCCCAATTTTGCATGAGACATATGTTCTGTCCAACGACGCAAAATTGAACGGCCCGTTATACCCACATAACGTTTACCATTTAATTTATTTTCAGCGACGTATAGGGTGTAAACCATTGCTATGATACTCTAAAATATGTTGAAAGCCCCGGCATAATATACAGCGGAACATTTTCCGTATCTTGCGTTGCGGCAATCGTATAAGCCTGATCCGCCTTTGCTTCCAGCATCTGCATCCGTTCCGGCGCATAAATTACCGCCAAACGTGCAGCCAAACCAGATGCTAACGCATCCAACCAACGGTATGGAATACCAACGGTTTGAGCATCCGTTAGTTCCGCGTCCTGAATCTGCGTAACCGCATAGTAATTCAATGTATATACATTGCTTTGGTCAGGAACGGGCCACAATGTCACCGTTGGATTAATTAAACGGTCAAACCAAAACACCGTAGGCGGTGCTTGTTGCAATTTATTAGGCGTTTGGCTGTATTCTGTGCGGGAAATAGGCATAATGGCACGGTCAAACTGCGATGAAGTACCAGTATTTTGCTGAATAACGGCATCAAGAATCATCACAACTTTGGCGGGAACCGTATACGTTGTCTGCCCCTGCACCAATGGTACAGAAATCAGTACAACTTCCCACAGATTGACCCCTTGGTTAGCCCAAGAGGCAAGCATAAAGTTGGTTTCAAACCGTGCATCCGTCATATGCTCCTGCATAATGGCGGTTCTGCGTACACCGCAACGTGCATACGCATTCAAGACGATTTCGCCAAGCGACGGATTGAAATTATACGTGCCGCTGGAAGTCATTTGCTATCCTTAAAAGATAGTACCGTCGTTTGCTACTAAAACACCGCCAATATTAATGCTAACAACCGCTTGCGCCGTAACACTTGATGCAATTTGGAAGCGCAAATCGGTTTTTTCAACATATCCAAATGGAAAATGACGCTGCACTTCATATGTTGTATTAAATGGTGTAGCTACAATTAACTTTTGAACACCTGACGATGAATTGGTGATTGCCCGATACGTTGTATAATTTGCGGTATTTCCGTTAAAAGAAGAATAAGCGCCATAACGATAACCGTAAAATGTATAACCTGCGGGAACCGTATATACAGCCTGTTGAGATGCGCCAAGGCTTGATGTTGTTCCGTTAAATACACCTGTATTAATTTGTGCGTATGTTACGCCGCCGTTAATTAATGTTATGACACCGGATGGGTTGGTTGCGCTTCCAACAGAAACAAACATACTATTAATGCGAAAATACTGGTTTACCGTCGGCACGTTGGTTGTGCCATTTAAAACAAGGTTTTCGGTAATTACATTGTAATTAGCATCCAAACCAACAATTGTAATTGTTGCGGTATCGGTAATCACCGTACTAACAAGGTTCATTGTCACAGCGGAAGATGGAAACACATATTCCGTTGTAGCCATGTTCTCCCAAACGGTACGGAATACACCAGCCGTTGCGGAGGTAGTGCCGTAACCAAAAATATTGGTGGGTGTATGGCCCGTAATTTGATTGCGGGAAACCTGCAATTCAAATGGTTCATAATAACCACGTTTGGTGACGGAATCGTTAATTACATATGCTTGGCTGGTCATAATTATTTACCTTTTTTACGTGCTACTGCAATATTATCAACAGCATTTGGATAAGGGCGACCTGCCGCCCGTGCATGCGCTTTTGCAGTTGATTTCTGTTTTGCCGTCAAATGTTTGTGATGAGCATCTTTCTCAGCAGGCTGCTCCCAAAAAGGTTTTTTTTCCATTATTTTTGCACCAATAAAATAATAATAATGCCGGAAAGGATAACATTGACGATTTCACCGAATGATAAACCTACAACCATGTTAGCAACCCCATTTGCGTAATGCTTTATTAACCCGGCTTTCAGGGTCGTGGGCATTTTTGTGATTGGTCATCTTGGAACGAACCCCCTCCATCCGACTACAAAATGACTTATGTCGGGAATTATGCGTATCTTTGGTCGGGGCTTTTAACGTGCCGCCCGTTTCAGAATGATAAGAAGCCCGTCCTTTGGCATTTAAGCCGCCAGAGGGTGATTTGCCTTCCGATCTTGTCCATGCAGCAGTCATAAAAACCTCCGAAAGAAAGAAGGGGGCCGCAGCCCCCCACTTAATGCTTAAATGTCTTCAACGTCTGAGCTAATCTGGCACGTTTAGCAAGAGTAGGGTTCTCACTATGCGCCGCTTTAGCTAACTTCTTGGCGGGGATTTTTTCCCCAGCCGGGACGTGAAGCTGTCGGTGAAGTGCACCCGGATGCTTAATAGCACCCTGAATCCACTTGGTACCGCCGCCATCCGCATGATGCGGACGGCTTACGACTCCCCCGGCTCCACCATGCGGCCAGCAGGTGTCTTAACCTTGTTGGCAGCAGAAAATGGGCGCATCTCAGAACCACCAACTGCACCACCCGATTTACGGGCAGGGCGGTCAAGGCGGTGATGAGCATGGTGACCGTGCATTTCAAGGTGCTTATGCGCCTTGTGAGTACGACCGCCGCGTTTGCGGGCTGCATGCTTTTCTTTAGCTTCATGAACCGTTGGCGAATTGCCGCCAGCGTACACGTCCGAAGGCGTTTCGTCGTGATCTACTTCACCATGCATTGGCGATTCAACAGCGCCGCCCTTTTTGTGGGCAGCACGTTTCATGCTGTGCATGCTGTGCTTCTTAACCATGTGGTGAACATGATGACCGTGATGGTGTTCACCATGCATTTCGTGATGCTTATGACCTTTCATGGTCTACTCCTTAAAAGTTACTATACTGGGTGACACCAAACAGGCCCGGATTAGCGGTTTGAACCATGTAAGGTTGAGGAGACTGACGAACAATCAGTTTGTTAGCGCCCGTACCAGAGGTAAATGCGCCAAACGTACCGCGTACGTCGCCAGTTGTGCTTGTTGCTACCGTACGATCCGATGCGACGTAGTTGGTGGCGGCAGTAATCAACGTCGTAGCCGTCAAAGATGCTGCGTAGTTGACCAAGATATCACCAAATGCGTCCGAACGAATTGGAAAACCAAAAACGTCCGTCGTATCAACCGAATAAGCATGTGTAGCATCAGCGGCATTGAGAACAACGCTTTTGATGTACTTAAATGCTTTTTTACCCGACACTTGAGAACCAGCCGTAAGAGTAATGGCCTCAACTAATGGGTAACCATAGCAATCATACCCAGAAACCGTAGCGGTCGTAGCGGTTGCACTTGCTGCGGCGGTAACTGCAACAGCACGACCCGCAACAGCCGCCGGATTCCAAAGTGCAATACCCGGAGTCTGTGCATTGTTTGGCACAACGCATTGCTGCACGTTTTGATATGCCAAAGTAACCGTACCGGAAGTAGCCGTTAGGTTGGTCGTTGTTTGATATGTACCAGCAACGCCTTGACCAGCAGAACCGCCAGTCAACTGAGATACAACCTGTGTACCAGCCGCAGTGCCCTGAGATACCGTACCCGTCGTTGCAATAACAACCATACCAGCCGTAACTGGCATCGCTGAGTTTGCGGTGATGGTCATAACACCGTTTGAGAACGATGCGGTAACCGACGTGTAAGCATCCGTAGCCAGAACCGTGTCAGTTGCGCCCGTATCCGAACGAACAAAGTTCGTTGAATAGTAGACGCCCGTCGTAGCGCTGTTGCTGCTATTCAGCGTCAAAGTGGCGCTGGTAGCATTAGCGGAAGTAACGATTGCACCAGCCGCCTTAGTATAAGGAACAGCATTAATCGTCGTGATGTTGTCAAAACCCAACCAGCCAAAATCAGCAGCCGATTGAGCTTCACCCGGAAGATAGGTGAATGGAGTGCGGGGGTCCATGATCCCCGCACCAGCATAAAATAAAGATGAGCCGCCAATATCCGGATTGTACTCATTCGGAGTAAACGGACTCTGCCCAAAAACCATAACTGGTCCGGAGAATGCAGTAATAGACATGGTGCCTTCTCCTTACGAGGTTGGGAATGAACCGTAAATTGAACGCCAGTTGTAATAGCCAAGAGAATAACGCTCATAGCCCTTAACAAGAAGGTTGTCTGTCGTGAAATCCACCTGCATGTCCATTTCAAATGGAATACGCTCCATATATACCAGACCCTTGATGTTTGTCAGCAAGAACCATGCATAGTTGGAGGTCAAGAAGTCCATGACCATGTAGCCTTCTGGCAGACCGCCACCCGTAAAGAGGATCGCGTTGGTGTCGTTATCTGCCGTGCCCGGACGGAGTTGCGTCTTCGTAAGACGAATAGCAACTGGTTCAAGCGAAGGAGGAACGATTAACTTACGACCACGGGCAAAGATCTTGATGCCAGCGATATCACGGAAGTTCTGGCGGATAGAAACCATTGCGTTAAGCAAGGTAGCTTCGTTCAGATCAACCTGTACAGTTGGGGTATTAGCAATCGTCAGACCGCCATCAATAGGATGCGACGTGGAGCAAAGTGCCACACCGTCAGCGCCGATGGATGCATTGTACGTGGTTGCCGTGTTGAGCACGTTTGCCGCGTAAATTTCTTTGGTCTGATGGAACGATTCAGTCAAACCAAGGTTGGTTGGCTTGAACTGTGCCTTGTAAAGGTTGTCATCAATTGCCTTACGGGTGATAGCGTAGCCAAGCGCAATTTCATTGTGCTCTTGGTTGTACACATAACGCTCACCAGCGGCGTTATCAAACTGAGTGTTACCACCTTCTTGCTTCAACTGAGCAAGACCGAGGTAACGCATTTCAGCGGTGCGTTCCAAAGCCATGTTTGACTTGGTGATTTCAAACACCTTGTCGTACTGGGATGGAATCTGCGAATACTTGCCTTCAACTCCACGGAGGCCGGGGAGGAGAAGGTCACGAATCTGACTGAGATTAATAGCCATTTGAACTTACTCCTATTACGACCCAGCCGTCAGACGGAAGGACTGGTTGTTGAAGGCAACAATAATACGATTATATGCGGTCGTCGTATCCGTGCCGTTTGCGCCCGGAGGTGCAGTGACGAGCGACAAGATGCGGAAAGCATACGTTGTAGAAGTGCTGATGTTGGCTTGGTTTGCATAAGCCGTGGACTGACCAGTCAAGAGCTGGTAAGCGGCTGGCGATGCAGGTGAGTTACCAGCGTAGTCAATGTTAGAATTGACCTGAGCCTGAGTAACGGCTGCCGAACCCGACGACTGAACGTTAAACGTTGCCTGCGGGTCAATGATTACGTAAGCCGTAATCGTTGTGCCCGTTGGGACGGTCGTGCTGGCGGGCCAGTAAGGCGACCAAACAACTTTGTTAACTGAAGAATTGTAATATTCGCAGCCGATGAAGACGCCAAGAACAGCGTTTGTGCCAGCGGCACCCGCAATTACATAGCCGCCAGAAATCTGGACGGGATCGCCTGAGAAAATGTTTGAAGAATAGCCGGATTGAATGGCGTAGGTTGACTGTCCAAGTGAACCGTTACGTCCGTCCAAAAATCCTGCAAGTACGAAACCATTGGGCGCAGAAGTGTTCGCCATAGGTCGCTCCTTTTCGGTAGGATAAAATCAGACAGCGCGTCTGCATATATCCAACGAGGGAAGCCCCCTACGGCGCGTAGAGGAGTTATGAAACATCCTATAACATTATGTTTAAAACAATGCAATAGGGGTAAGGGGGATAAAAATCCCCCTTTTTTATTAGCGTGGAACCTGCATTGGTTCGTAAGATTTACGGATACCCGTCTGCTTACGGTCACGTTCAAAAGTACCAGCGGGGGCAATACCCAACGCCTTTTCTTTTTGGTTAACCAATTCACGGGCGGTGGAAAGTTCCCGATCCTGAGCAATATTCGTAATTTCTTTAGGGCGTTCCATAAGAATCATGCCCTTTTTACGAATAGCACCGCTATGACCAATAGGCATCATGTCCGGATGACGGCGGGTATCCACTGGTTCCCAACCGCCAGACCGCATTTCAATCATATGCTGGTCATCCGTCATGCCCGCAATGGATTCGCGCTTCCAATTGTAGTCCCAACCTTCTGGAACCTTGCGCGGATCAATGTAAAACTCATCGTACATTGATGGGTCCATTGAATCGTCGTTCATTCTGGCCCGCAACTCTTCAGCACGGAGCGCAGCTTCACGAAGACCACGGGTTACGGGTGCTACACCCAGTTCTTGGGTGTCATTTTGGCGCAATTCGGTCATGTTTTCTTCCATTTGTTCTGTAATTGGGGTTTTGGCTGGCCGTCCGGGGCCACGTTTAATTGTTTCTGACATGGATTACCTCACAGCATGTTCTTTTGTTGATAATACAACTTAGCTTCAAGGTATTCC